CAGCCTTTGGATCTTTACGGTGCATCTCTTCTGCCCAGTCACGGCCTTCTGACTCCATTGTGTCTACAGCCTTACGCTTATAGTCCTTTGGATTGACGTGCTCCTTAACAACAAGTGCTAGGCCACGCTTTTCATTATAGTTTGCAGAGTCTTCGTCAAGTTCTTCAATGAAGCGAATCTTGACAGATTGTCCATCTGCTAGTTTGAGCCACTTTACTTTTGGCCCGTCGTTTTCATACTTTGGTCTATCGAGCAGGGCGTTGATGTTCTTGATTCCCTTTACAATGCTCATATTATTTCTCCTTTGTGTGTTTGTATTAGTTTAGCATAGACTCTATGGTTTTGTCAAATGAAGACTTTAAACTTCTAATTTCTTCATCTGGCATATCGCCTATGTCTTTATATTGTTTATTTAGTTGTATAACAGAAACACGAGAACCAAGTTTTTCAATTATCCTGTTTTTCATGTTTCCTCCTGCCTCATCGTTATCAGCAATAACAAGAATGTTATTGAAATACTTCTGAAGCAATTCTATTTGTTTGCCTGAGACATTGGCCCCAAGTGTTGCCACTGCGGGGATGTCTAATTGGTCAAGTCTAATTACGTCGAATGAAGACTCTACTACATATACTATATCAGATTTCTTTACACGATGCAAGTTAAAAAGAGTTTTACTTTTAGGCAAGCCTGGAGTATTTTTAAAGTCTTTGCCCTCAATGGATCTTCCAACAAAACCAAGTGGTATGCCGTCTGGACTATGAACTGGGACAGTAACCATATCTTGCTTTTCAGAATATCCTAAAGAAAATTTAACACAAGACTGCTTAGTTAATTTACGATACTGAAAATAATTTTTGGCTCTATCAGATGCAACAAGGTTGTTGTGAAGTCTTTTTATAATTAGTTCGTCAAATGGCTTGTACTGCTCTTCTTTAATAAGAGCACGATCAATTTCTGTAGCAAGATTGCTTGCCTTTTCTTTACTCTTTATAAACCTTGCTGCCTCAAAATATGTTCTGCCAGAGGTGTGCATTACTAATTCTATTAGGTCTGCAGATTTTTGACATGAGAAACAAAAGAACATTCCGTTGGTTTTGTGTACTTCTGCTGCTGGGGTTCTATGATTATTGTGAAATGGACAGAATATTATAAAGTCTGCATCTAGTTCTGACTCGACTGTTGTGCCTGATCCTGTAAGGACTCTTTTGACTTGCTCGGCTGTATAGGGACTAGGTTGGTTCCGTCTATTCCTGCTATCCATTCGCTTTTCCTTTTCCCTGCGTAAACTCCGTGTACTGATAATTCAAATTCAAAAAAGTCTTTACTATCATTATACCGCAAAGTGAAGTCTGGGTCAATGTCAATTCTTGGAACATACCCACTTAACCTCATCTCTGAAACTAGTAATCTTACATATTCTATTTTTAATCTTCCGAGCAAAGCCTCGTCTTGGATTATGCCACTTATATAAAATCTTTTAAGTGGCTTATGATGATAGAAATCTGGAGGTATGTTCTCCTTGGTTTGTGACATACCATATTATAACTACTTATCTTCATAGTCTTTATACCTGTAGTATCCCTTGTCAAAATCGCACTGAACTAGGAAGTCTCCCATAAATCCGTTACGATTCTTTCTAAAGGCACATTCAATAATATCGCTATTCGTCCCACGACCAAGTGCCAACACCCAGTCTGCATCGTAGGCAATCTGTCTAGACCATGCTGTCTGGCCCAGTGTAGGGACGGTAGACAAGTCATTGACATCATCTGGGGTAGCAGAAGAGATAGCAATAATAGGAACCTCTTCGCCGATAGCCATTAGTTTTAGTTCTCTTGAAAGGTTCTTCATTCGTACCGTTTCATTTTCTGACTTCTGATTAGGGGCCATCAACTGAAGGTAGTCAACGATTACAAAGTCTGGCTTATACTGGTCAATTTTTCCACGAAGAACAGAAGGGTTGATTTCTCCACCCTGATCATTTGAGATAATGTGAAACTCTGGTTTGCCCTGTAGATTTTTTTCATGCCAATCCTTAAGCATGTCCAACTCTATCTCTCCGTTACTCAACTTTCTGTGTGACCAGCGACCCTCACCCATAATAGTAAAGACACGATTGCGGACTTCCGTTTCGCTCATTTCAAGGCTTATGACCAGTGGGCTACGACCCTGTTTCCAGGCCTGTACAGCGAAATAGAGAGCCAACCACGACTTTCCGATACCTGGGTATGCCAAGAAGACTCCTAACTGCCCTGGCATGATTCCAGAGGGTAAGTAGTTGTCAAATCCTGGCAAGCCAGTTTTGATGCCAACATGTCCTAGGGCTTGTTGCTTCTTTACATTTTCAAAGTAAGCAATCGCAGACTCTAGGTCTGTTACATCAATATCACGAATAGCAGCAGTATTCTTTTTTAGTTCTGAGGTCTTTGTAATAAGACCCTCTAGGGCCTTGCCACCCTCACCCTGTTGAACATCTGTCGCAGCAGACCTTAGTATGTCTTTTAGGCTGTCCCGTAGATACTCTCCTTGCAACTCTTCAAGGTGGTGCTTTGTTGCCCCAACGCCTGGGACTGGATCAAAGTCACGAAACTTTTCTCTTACTAAATCTACAGGAGGCATAGACGAATTGTTTTCAAAATAAAGTCTTACGAAGTTCCATATATCGCCATGAGTTCTAAGAAGGTTATCTACATTTGCCTGTAGCAAAACATGGATCTGCTTATCTTGAAGAACGGCAGTAATTAATTTTGACTCTGTGTTATTCACTCAGCCACTCCTTAGCCATTCGTCTACGCTCTGCTCTCTCTTGACTATCCCTTAGTCTATCTTTTTTTGCTTGTAATATTTTTTCTGCATTATATGCAAAGTAATTCCATGATGGGGTTTCTGAAACAGCAAAGTAATACTCAAGTATATCGTAACATCCTGGCAAGGTGTAGGACTCAATCAGAGCATCAGATGCCCACTGTTCTACATTTAGGTTCAGAGATGGCTTTGATTCGTACCTTGCGGTATGATACTTGCTGTATCTTGAAAGCAAAGCCATACGGTCTTTGCGTTCAGCCATTACTTCTCTTCAGCCTCGGTTTGTGCTTCTAAAATCTTGGCAGTTAGTTTGTCTTCAACAAATTTGTAGACACGCTCAAAAGCCTGATCTGTATTTTCTCCGTCACGCTTAGAGTCAACTACTCCAAGGTCAAGTCTTAGTGATTGAAAGTTTCCTAGATTTAATGTGTACCCAAGTGTTACAGATACCTTTGTTGTTTCATTTTCCATACTATACCCTTCGCTAAATAGATTCGCCCCAAATAGGTACAAACCGTCCATCTTCTGTTCTCGTATATGTAAGTATACCATCGCCCATTCTGCGTGTCAACTCTTGCTTACTAGGCGTAATATCATTAGTAATTAATTTATCTTTTCTTGGTCTACCAATATGGTATGTAGCAAGTATATCACGAATCTCTCTTACTTGAGATTCCGAATAATATGATCTTACTTGAAATCCTCTTGCTCCACCTTTTTGAGATCCCGTTGGAAATGGAATGACTCCTCGTTTCATTAATGATGGCATATATTTTTTATGACGATTAACTAGATCAGCAGTCTGACCTACGGTGTAGGCTCGCTCTCTTTTATTTTTAAAATCACTAATTAAACAACTTTCAATTTGATCTTTTGTTATATTATAAACAGACATTATTCCATTAGACTTGTTAAGATGATGTATCCTTACTAAGTCTCCGTTTAAGAACCAAACCTTTTTATTCCCTGGGATTACAGGGAGGACATTGTAGCCTTCGCTCTCAATTGTTCCCTTTTTAATAGCCACTTGCCCTCCTGAGAATTACTAGGTGGATGGAAAAATGCTCTTGCTCCACAAGACATGCAATACATTTCTAGATTATTGATTTCTGAATATTGTCGATCAAGAAACATTCTACCTTTACATCTTTTACAAAAAATCATCAGTTAGGAATTCCAACTATTATTAGATTAACTCCTATAGAAGTATCTCCGCCAACATTAAACTTTACTGTTCCAGCAATTCCAGATGTTGTAATGGCTGATAAAGTTACTGTAACATCTTTTCCAGCATCAGTATTTCCAATGTTTATTGGGGTTGCAGTAACAATTGGGGCAAATTTAAATTCGCTTGGGAAATTATAAGTAAAAGGTTGAGAGGAACCAGCAGTTTGTGAAGAACTAGATGTTACCTGAACATACCCTCCAATAATTCTTGCTTCTGAGGTTTTAACGCTTTGCTTTCCTGCATTAGGTGTGTCTACAGTTACATACTTATATATAGATGTTGATGCTTGTGTTGAAAGATCATTAACAGCCTTAACTATCTGGTAAAGATAGGTTACGTCTAGTGGTTGTCCTCTTTCGGGTAATGGTAAGATTGCCATAATATAATTATACCAGAGGAATCGTTCCAGAGTCGTAAATCTTTAAGTCTTCATTTAATGCTGGATTTATTGAAGATACTTGAACTCTGACTCTAACAGAGGTTGTTCCAGTTTTTAAGAACGAGTAGTTAGTTGATCCAGTTGTTGCTCTAAATGCTGGCGCAGAAGAATCAAACCCTACAAAAACATCATACATTATTTGTGTAGAAACATCTCCAGATGACCAGTTCACAAATACAGTATTTCCCACAACATTTATATCTCCAATACCTATAAATACCTCTCCAGATTCTGTGACAAATATTTGAGAATATGGAGATTTTCTATTTTTGTCTTCTGATACTAGCCGAAATCTTACAATGGTTGCATTAGACCCTGTTACTTTACCTAGGAATTCTTTCTTAACAACCACATTTTTGATCCCTTTATCTGGTGTATTTGTCATATTTAAACATCCAAAACAAATCTAAACTCTATGTAGTTGGTTGTATTAGATGACTTAATTACTGGCCTAGCATTAATATTTTTAATTACAGAGTATCCAGTTAGTCCATATAAAGAGTTTGTAGAGGTTGTATTTTCAATTCTTAAAGCATCTAAACAAACATAAAAAGAATCTGACAGTAAATTTTCTTTTCTAACAGAAGCATAAATTTTTGCTGTTGTAACATCAGACCACTTAAACCTTAAAGTTTTTTCTAATTCTTGAAAGGTTCTGTTTACTACAACATATCTATTATTTGCAAAGTTGTGTTCATTTTCTGATGTTCCTTGTGCATAGTTAGTATCATCAATGTCTACAACAAATTTTGCATACTGAAGATTTCCATCTGTTCCAGTGTGAGAAAACTCTAACAAAATCTTTACATTGTCTGGAACGGCTGCAGGCACTAGGCTTGTTCCAGGAACCCGATTTACAACAGAGAACGCAAGTCTAAGTTCATCTAATGGACTGTTTTTAGTAAAATCTACAGAAGTTGGATCTAATACAATATAGTCTGATCCAGTTAATCCAACCATACTTCCTTGTGGGTTGTATGAGAGAGTTGATGTGTCTCCCCTCATCGCAACGATGTTATTTAAAAATCTGCATCTTTCATTTCTTTCGACTCTGTTTTCATTTGTAAAAATTCTATTGTCAGCATTTGTAGAAAAAACCTTTAACTCTTGATTGTTTGAATCAACCACATTTATAACTCCATTTGCAGCGTCTCCATCTAAAGGTCCATACTGTGAAAAAATATTAGAAGGAGATTCCCCATCAATACTATACAACCAGCCATCTGTCTCTGCAAAAGAATATATGACTCGACTATCAAATGATCCAGCCACTGGATTAGATCCTGCAGAAAATATTCCAACCTCAGTAATCTCATACCTTTCTTCTGTAGGCATTTCTGCTGTAAGAACTACTTTTGATAATCCGTCTTCATTTACAAATCCCCTCGAAATAATCGGCACACGAAACATTTCAAAATTTAAAGATTGTTTATTTTTCATAGAGTTTATTTCTTCTGTATTAAATATGTGACCTGGAACTACTGGAGTAGTCCCACATCCAACTGCAATATGGGATGCGTAAGACGGTGTCTGACCTACCAGA